GCCCGCGAAGCTCCCGATCGCGCGCACGCCGGTCTCGATCGGACAGCGTCCGCAGTTCACGCCGCGCCGATCGACGCCGACCGATGCCCGGTCCGAGCGCGAGATCCAAAGAGAGCAGGACCGTGCGGCCCAAGCGAGCATCGAGGCGGGTCACGTCGCGCAGAGGGCAGCGATCCTCGGGAGGCTTCGGTGATCGATACCTCAAAGCTCCGCCGGCTCATGGCGCTCGCAACCGAGTCGATCGATTCGGTCGACCGCAACGGGACGAGATCGCTCGACAAGGCCCTCGTCGATCTCCGAGCGCTCGGGCTCGAAGCGCTCGACACGTACGCGCGGTTCAAGGTCGAGGAAGTGCTCCATGGCAAGGGATGAGATTCCGGATGACGTGAAGCGGATGAGGACGAGCGATCTGATCGCTGCACTCGTCGCCCCGATGCCGTCGTTCGGCGGAGGCCGCCTCGGGTACCGGCGTACCGACGCCGAGCGTGATGCGATGGAACGCGCCCGAGTTCGTCGTCGGTGCTTCTACGCCGAGCTCGACGCTCGCATTCCGCCGAGGGTGGCGTGAGGCATCCCAAGCACACCGCGATCGGCCAGTGGTGCGAGTACGGCGAGCGCCGGTTCTATGCGCGCAGTCGAGCCGAGGCGCGACACGCCGCGGTCCTGGAGATGCAGCGCAAGGCCGGCGTGATCGCGGACTGGCGGCACGAAGCCCACACGTTCCAGTTCCCGAATCGCCTGCGAGGAGCCGTCCGGTACACGCCCGACTTCCTCGTCACGCGCGCCGATGGAGTCATCGAGCATCACGAGATCAAGGGGTGGTGGGACCGGACGAGCGTCGAGAGGGTGCGCCTCACAGCGAGGCACTTCCCGCTCGCGGTCATCCGCATCGTCGGAGCGCCGCTCGCGCCGAAGGACGTTGCGAGGATCGAGGCTGCCCGAGGCGTGGGGGTGCGGGAACTGGAGAAGATGGAGCGTCGAGAGGCGCGGAAGAGGAGGGGCGCGTGATCCCCATCCGACCCCTCGTCGCGCTCGCGGAGTTGGTGTCGATGACCTGAACGGATAAACCACCGGCCAGGGTTAGGACCTGACCGGGGGCACATGCGACGAGAGCCAGCGAACCGAGACGTCCCTCGCTACCACGAGAGGTGTCCTCGATGCAAGTTATTTCGCTGCCCCACGTAGATACCGCCCGTCGCTTCTCTCGTCCGAGGTGCCAACGCGTCGTCGCGATCCCGATCGAGGATCGACAGCTCACGCTCTTCGCGCCCGCGATCCTCCGTCGACGCGCCGTCCGCACCCGTAAGGCCATCGCGTACCGATCGATCGACGGCCGCACCACGATCCGTTGGTCGGTTGAACGCGTCGAGCTCGACAGCGGCCTGCGAGAGCGAGCGCGACTCCACGGCACGGACGGGACGTTCATCGCAGGCGGCTACGTCGGACTCGATTCGACCCGCTACGTGAACGACGAGCGGTGCCAGGACTTCGTGTCGCGCAATCCCGACGGCGCCTCACTCGCCCAGGTCGCCGAGGCTCTGAAGCTCGGCAAGAGCACCGTCGACGACATCGAGCGTCGGGCGATGCTGAAACTCCTCGAGCGAGCCAAGGCCGGGGACCGTGCCGTGCGTCGGTGGTTCTTCGCGCTGGCCCAGCATGTCGGGCTCGACAGGATCGCGGGGGAGTACGACGATCTCGAGGAGGACGAGGGGATGGCGGGATAGCAGACGAGACCCTCCCCTACCCCTCCCACACGGGCCTCGCCCTCTCCGGCGGGACTCGCGTCATCGGCGGCGGCACTCGGCTCGACGTTCTCCGATGGGCTGACCGGCTTACTCTCGTCCGCCGATGAGTCTCGTGACCCGTGTCCGGGATGGCGACGCGCGCACTAGCCCCGGAGCCGTATTCGCCCGAGGGCTATTCCGGCCGCACCCGCCGAAGCGGGGCCGCACCTTGCGATGCCCCCTGACGGTACCCGCGCCTCGGACGATCGTTCGGGGGTCCAGTAGGGTCGGATGAATCGAGGGTCCCCGTGCGTGAAGGCCTGACAGAGAAGCGGAAGAGGTTCGTCGAGGCCTACTGCGGAGAGGCGAAGGGCAACGCGACCGAGGCCGCTCGGCTCGCTGGGTACTCGGGGAACCAGCGGACGCTCGAGTCTCAGGCCTCTGAGATCTTGAGCATTCCTGAGGTATCGGCCGCGATTCGGGCCTACGCCGACAAGGTCCGCTCGAGCGCCATCGCTACCGCCGAGGAGGTGCAGACCTTCCTGACCGACGTCATGCGCGGAGCCATGTCGCACGCGGAGCTGAACGCGATGGGTGAACAGGTCCAGGTCAGCCCGCCGTGGAAGGTCCGCGTCACCGCTGCCGTCGAACTCGGGAAGATGCGCGGCTACTCGGCGCCGGTGAAGACCGACGTGAACATCACGGGCGCACCCATCGTCCAGGTCTACCTCCCGAGCAACGGGCGTGACCCGGCGTGAGCATCGTCCTGCGACCGAACATGGGCCCTCAGGAGGCGTTCCTCTCGACCCCGGCGGACATCGCCATCTATGGCGGCGCCGCGGGCTCTGGAAAGTCGTTCGCGACCGCCCTCGACCCGCTCCGTCACGTCCACCGGAAGGGCTTCGGCGCGGTCGTCTTTCGTCGCGAGTCGACCCGCCTCATCGGCTCTGGCTCGATCTGGGAAGAGACAAGCGGGATCTACCCCGGCCTCGGCGCGAAGCCCCGAGAGTCTCCGGTCCTCGAGTGGCGATTCCCGTCGGGCGCGCTCATCGAGTTCCGCCACCTGCAGCACGAGAAGGACCGGCTCGCTCACTCCGGCAAGCAGTACGCCGCGATCTATTTCGACGAGCTCACCGAGTTCGAGGAAGCGCAGTTCTGGTTTCTGCTCTCGCGCAACCGATCAACCTGCGGCATCCGGCCGTACGTCCGCGCGACATGCAACCCGGATCCTGACTCGTTCGTCCGGCAGCTCATCGACTGGTGGATCGGGCCGGATGGGCTCCCAATCGCGGAACGCTCCGCTGTCGTCCGATGGTTCGTGCGCGAGGGCGATGATCTCGTGTGGGGCGACTCCGAGGCCGAGCTCAAGGCGAGGTTCCCTGACCGCAACCCGCTCTCGCTCACGTTCATCGCGGCGAAGCTCGAGGACAATCCCAAGGGCGATCCAACCTACCGCGACAAGTTGAACGCGCTACCCCTCGTTGAGCGCTCGCGTCTCCTCGGCGGCAACTGGAACATGCGGGCCGCCGCGGGGCTCGTATTTCCTCGTGCGTGCTGGCCACTCGTCGAGCGCGTGCCTGGCGAGATCCGAACCCGCATCCGGGCGTGGGACCGGGCGGCGACGAAGGACGGCGGCGACTGGACCCGCGGCGTGCTGCTCTATGTGCTCACCGACGGACGCTACCTCGTCGCGGACGTGGTCGGGATCCAAGGTTCGCCCGGCGAAGTCGAGGCGCTCATCAAGCGGACAGCCGAGCTCGATGGCGTCGAGGTGGAGATCGGTCTCTGGCAGGACCCGGGCGCCGACGGCGTGGCGGTTCGCGACCACATGACCGACGAGCTCAAGGGCTTCCGCGTCCACACGATCCGCGCGGCCCGGAACAAGCTGGCGTACGCCGGCACCTGGTCGGCCCGCGTCGAACAGGGTCGCGTGCTCCTGCTCCGTGGAACGTGGACGGCCAACTTCATCGCCGAGCTCGACGCGTTCCCCAGTGGAAAGAACGATGACCAGGTCGACGCTGCGAGCCTCACGTTCCAGATCGCGGACGGCGGCGCGTCGATGGCCGACTGGCTCGCCGCGATGGGCCAGGGGTAGCCGTCCCAAAATCGGACGCGCTCGTCGCCGTCCGCGAAGGGGACGACCCCGGACGATCCCGACCCCGCAGGCGACGGTGAGTCGCCGTGTCCCGTCGATCACGTCGTCCCATTGTCGCCGCTGCGTCCTCCCCTGCGCTGTCCTCCCCTCCGGTCGCGGCGGCTGAGGTTCGCGCCGATAGCTGGATGAACGCGGTCACGGGACTCGGCACTTCTATCGATCCGCTCTCCCGAGCGACGGTCGTTCCGCTCCGATCGCAGTGGACCTCGACCACGCTGGAGACCCTCTACTACGAGGACGCCATCGCCGCGAAGATCGTCGACATCATCATCGACGATGCGATGCGGCAGTCGATCGGCGTCGAGCTTCGGCCGACGAACGGCGAGGTTCCCGAGGACGCCTCCGAGCGCGCGGCGAACATCATGCGCCGGTATCGCGCGCTCAAGGCCGAGGAGCGGGTCATCGAAGGCGCACGCTGGGGTCGGCTGTACGGCGGCGGCGGCATCTTCATGGCGCTCGGACCGGAGTCCGGTGATCCATCGCTCCCGCTCACGTTCGCGGCGCGCCCCCGGATCCTTGCGCTCACCACGTTTGAACGCGAGGAACTCGTCCCCGCGCGGTGGTACTCCGACCCGCTCGATCCAGAGTACGGCCACGCGGCAACATGGAACGTCTACCCGAAGGCACTCACGACCAGCGAGTCGCAGGCGTCGATGCGGACGGTCCACACGTCCCGGCTCCTGAAGTTCGAGGGCCTCCCCGCGTCGAAGCAAGAGCGGATGCGGCAAGTCGGATGGAGCCCCTCGGTGCTCACGCGCGCGATCGAGGCGATCCGCGACGCCGCGCAGAACTGGCGCTCGATCGGGCTCATCCTTTCGCAGGCGCACCAGGCCGTGTTTAAACTGAAGAACCTCGTGCAGATGGTCTCGAATGGCCGATCGGGCGAGCTGCAGCGGCGCATGGAGATCACGAACCTCATGCGGTCGATCTCGCGCGCGGTGATCGTCGACGCCGACATGGAGTCGTTCGAGTACCACTCCGCGAACCTCTCGGGCCTCGACGCGATCGCCGACAAGACGTTCCAGTGGCTTGCCGGCGTCGTCGGAATGCCGGTCACGAAGCTCTGGGGCATGTCGCCCGGCGGCATGAACGCGACTGGTGAGAGCGACACGCGAGGCTGGTACGACACGGTGCAGGCGTACCGCGAGGGAATGCTCGGCCCGCAGATCGAGGTTCTCATCCGCCTGATCGCGGCCGAACTCGGGGACCCGACGCCGGGCGACTGGTGCCTGACGTGGCCCTCGCTCTGGCAGATGTCACCCACCGAGGAATCGAACTACCGCAAGTCGGTCGCGGAGTCGGACGCGATCTACATCAGCAACGGGGTGCTCACACCCGAAGAGGTCGCGGTCGCTCGGTTCGGCGGCGGCTCGTTCTCGGCGGATGCTCCGAAGATCGACCTCGAGCTCCGGCGCGCGATGAACCGCGTGAAGGGCGAACCGGTTGAGTCCGGAACGCCATGAGCCACCAAGCGGGGATGCGACACCTCCTCGCCCTCGTCTACGGCGCCGGCCCCGTGAAGAAGCGGAAGCCCGCGAAGACGAAGGCGGCCCGCACCCCGAAGCCGCCGACTCGCGCCGAACTCGCCTACGTCGCGGCGCTCCGGAAGATGACGAAGCAACTCGGCGCCGCGGTCCGCGAAACGATCGGCCCCGTCGTCGCTCGAGCGGCGGCACCCGACGTCCGAACCGACGCGGCTGGCGACACGGTGGTCGGAGCGGCGCTCGATCAGCTCCGCGAGAGGATGGCCGAGATTGTCGAGTCCGCGATCTCCGCAGGCATCATCGAGGCGGCGTTCGACACGGTGAACTCGCACAACCTCGGCGAGATGTCGCGCGTCCTCGGCATCGCGCCCGAGGCGCTCTCGCCCGAGCTCGCCACGGCGATGGCCGGGTTCCGATCGGAGAACGTCGCGCTCATCCGGTCGATCGCGGAGGACTACCTCAGCGAGATCGAGCGGTACGTGACGACGGCGACGACCGAGGGCATCCGAGCTGAGGAACTCTCACGAGCCCTCGTCGAACGCTTCGGGGTCGCGCAGTCGCGGGCCGAACTGATCGCGGTCGACCAGATCTTGAAGGCGAACTCGCAGCTCGCGCAGGAGCGGATGACCCGCGTCGGGATCGTCGAGTACGAGTGGTCGACGTCTGGGGACTCGCGCGTCCGTGAGGGGCACAAGGCGCTCGACGGGTCGATCCAGCGCTGGGACTCGCCTCCGATCGTGGATCCGAAGACGGGGCGAAGGGCGCATGCGGGGCAAGATTTCCGTTGCCGTTGCGTGAGTCTGCCAATCCTCTCGGACGACGACTGAGGCCCCATGGACGACGCCCGCGACCCCGTGACGTTCCTGCTCTACCCGGAGCTGGGCGAGCGCTGGGACGACTTCACGGTCTGGGTCGAGCCTGAGGTTGGCGTGATGCTCGAATGGTGGATCGCGGCGAACGACGCCTGGGAGCAGTGAGCCCCGGACGATTCGTTTCGACCTGATTCAGCGTTCGATGCGTGACCAAGGTTTCGCGTATCGACGTCTCAGGGCGCCTCGGCAAGGTCGAGCGAACGCCAGCCGGCGCCTACCGGATCCCGGCGTACGTCACTCGCGTCGGCGTCCTCGAGTACATGCGCGAGGACGGTTCGATCCAGCGCGAGTACCGGCCCTCTGACGAGGTCTCGGCGCCCGCGTCCCTGGAGTCGCTCGCCGACTGCGCGATCACGGACTTCCACCCGTACTCCGCGATCAACCCGATGAACCATCGCGAGTTCGCGGTCGGCCACATCACCGGCGCTCCGGCTCCGGCGATGGATGGGGATTTCGTCGCGGCGACGATGGTGGTCGCCGACGCTCGCGAGATCGCGCTCATCGACGCCGGAGAGCGAGTCGAGAACTCGTGCGGCTACGACTGCGTCCTCGACATGACCCCCGGGGTCGCTCCGGACGGGACCGCCTACGACGCGATCCAGCGAGCGATCACCTACAACCACGTCGCGCTCCTGCCCAAGGGCTTCGGGCGCGCCGGGAATGACGTTGCGTTGCGCCTCGATTCGAAGGGCGCCCCCGTCATCCGACTCGACTCTGCCGGGAACTCCATCCCTCCCGGCGCGGAGACCTCCAATATGACCGTGAAGACGACCAAGCGGACCGACGAGGATACGTCGGCCGCCGAAGAGTCCGCGACGTCGACCGATGCCGAGGTCTGCGCGACCTGCGGGGCTCCGGTCGACGCCGAGGGCAAGTACGTAGCCCCCGCCCCCGCGGACGATTCGAAGGACGCGAAGTCCGAAGATCGCGCCGATGCGGCCCTCCGCAAGGCGAACTCCGAACTTCAGTCGAAGCTCGACACCGCGAACGAGACGATCGCCGCGCTCAAGTCGGGCCGCGTCGACGCAAAGGACATGCAGCGCATCGTCCGTGAACGCGCCTCGCTCGAGCGCACCGCTGCGAAGGTCGGACTCGAGGAGTCGAAGTTCGACTCGCTCGACGACGCCGCCCTCAAGCGCGCGGTCATCGGGAAGGTGTTCCCGAAGCGCAAGCTCGACGGTCGCGACGAGCACTACGTCGAGGCGACCTACGACTCGGCCCGCGAGGTCATCGCGAACGGCGAGTACCGCCCAACCGTCGCGGCCGACGTGAAGCCGCGGACCGACTCCAACCCCGGAAGCGTCGACGTGATCGCCGCGACCAAGGCCCAGCTCCAGAAGGACGGTGTCCTGTGACGTTCCAGACCTCGTATTCGACCGACAACGCGGTGGGTCGCGCGGGCATGCTCGCCGACCTCTCCGAGCCCCACAGCCGCGATACCGGCGTCGCGTCGGCGGCGCTCGGTGTCGGCCTCGCCGTCATCAAGCACGCGACCTCGCGCGTCGTCTCGCCGATCGCGGACGTGACGCTCGATGTCGACTCGATCCTCGCGAGCGGCGGAGCGAGCGCGGCGACGGCGCAGGTCATCACGACCGCGTCCTTCAACGGCGCGATCGGGACCGGGCGCATCGTCCCGGCGCAGCAAGTCACCCTCACGCTCAACTCCCACGCGGATTGGGATCTCACCACGATGACCGTCTACGGCGAAGACGCCGACGGGTCGACGATCGCGGAAGAGGTCCTCATCCCGAACGGCGGCAACGCGACGATCTCGACGAAGGCCGCATTCGGTCGCGTCACCGGTCTCGCGATCCCGGCCCAGACCGGCACGAACGGCACCTATACGGTCGGCACTGCGCCGACGAACGCCGAATACTCGCGCGCCGATCTCCGCGGCGTCGCCGAGTGGCAGGGCGCTCACATGCCCTACGACACGACCACGTTCACGGGCGGCCAGTACGACGCGAACGAGGACCTCCCGGTCATCACGCGCGGACGCGTCTGGGTGATCACCGAGGACGCCGTCGCGAAGGGCGACCGTGTCTACGTCCGCATCGTCACCGCCTCGACGGACCTCCCGGGCCAGTTCGGTGGAGACCGGTCCGCGAGCTTCGCGCTGGTGCGAGGCGCCCACTTCGTCACCGCCCAGGCCAGCGCCGACGGGCTCGCCGTCATCCAGCTCTGAAGGAGAGCTCGAAGTCATGAACATGATCCTCTCCCACACCGAGAAGACCAAGCGCCAAGACGCAGCGTTCAGGGAAGCCATCTACAAGATGGACCAGGACACTGCGCTCGCGGCGGCGATCCGGCTCGGCTACGACATCGACCGCCTCGCCGAGGTGGTCGGCATGCACCGTCCCGACGGCTCGAGCCGCAAGATGGACGCAGGCGAGTCCGCGCTCCTCGCGCGCGCCCTCATCTACATGAAGGCGAAGTCGGTCGACGTGCAGTATGCGCCGACCCGGTTCCGCGAGGTCTTCGCGAACAACCTCAACACCGAGGTGCCGCTCGGGGCCGACAAGGTTTCGACTCCGCAGTTCGACCAGCTCGGCGCGTTCGCTCCGATCTCGAACGGCGTGAACGACCTGCCGAACATCGACGTCTCGCAGTCCGAGACGCTGAACAAGGTCTTCCCGTACGGAGCCCAGATCTCCTACACGGTGTTCGACCTCGCGCGCGCGGCCTTCTCGGGCGTCCCGCTCGACACGAAGAAGCAGGAGGCCGCCCGCAAGGCGTGGGAGCGACAGCTCGACGCCATCGCGGCGGTCGGTGACTCGGTCACCGGCATCAAGGGCATCACGAACCACGGCAGCATCCAGACCGTGACGACCGACTCGGCGGGACTCTGGAGCGCCAAGACCGGCCTGCAGATCCACGCAGACGTTGCGAAGCTCTACACGTCGATCGTCTCGACGACCAAGGGCACCGTCGCCCCGGCGGTGCTCGCTCTCGATACGGCGCACTTCGCGCTGGTCTCGGTCAAGAGCTGGTCGGCCGACAACTCGGCGAACATCACCGTGCTCGACTTCATCACGAAGTCGCTCCCGGGTGTGCGCGTCGTGCAGTGGGCGCGCCTCGACCTCGCCGACGCGGGCGGAGATGGTCCGCGTATCGTGATGTTCGGAGACGCCTCCGACGTCTGCGAGTTCATCATCAACGACATGACGATGCTCGCGCCGCAGATCAGCGGCCTGGGTGTCAACGTGCCGATGTACGGCCGCACGGCCGGTGTCGTCGCGAGCCAGCCCAAGGGCATCGCGATCATGGACGACGTCTGATCCATGCGCCTCGAGATCATGAATCTGACGGGCATGACCCTCGTGACAGCCGGCTCGGCCACGTGCCGCTCCGTCTCGATCGATAGGGCACCGGTCGTTCTCGATCGCGAGGCGTGGGATCACACACTCGCGTGCGCCCCGTCGTTCGGCCGCATGGTCGAGCGCGGGGTCATCCGAGTCCGCGAACTCGACGTCGAGCCGGAGGGTGCGAGCCCTTCGCCGGAGCCGGATGAAAGTCCGGAACTGGCCCAGCCGATCGCCGAGGTCACGACTCCGGATCCCGTCGTCGAATCCGCTCCCGTCATCGTGCAGCCTCGGCAGCAAGGCGGCGGGAAGCGGCGCCGTTGACGCGCGGGCTCCAGAACCCACGCAAGAAGCTCGGGACGAAGGCGACGCAAGCCGTCGACGTCTCGGGCTTCGAGCTGTTCGAACCGGCAACGTCGTCGAACGTGAAGCGCGTTCGCTATGACGCCGCGAACGAGCGGCTCCACGTCGAGTTCCGCACGGGCAGCTACCGCTATGAGGGCGTGCCGCGTGCGGTGTTCGACGAACTCACGAAGGCCGAGTCAGCGGGGGCGCTCATCGTCGCTCGCGTGCGCGGCGTCTACTCCTGCGACCCGGAGCCAGCTGCATGACGATCACCGTCGCGGAGTTCCTCGAGGAGTTCGCCGAGTTCGATCCGGGCGACTCGTCCACGGACGCCCTCGTCCAGGCGAAGCTGAACGCGGCGTATCTCCGGACCCCGGCCGATATCTGGGGCGATCTCGTCGACGAGGGGGCGAAGTACCTCGCTGCCCACCTGATCGCGACGTCGCCTTTCGCTCGCGATCTGAAGCTCGTCCAGAAGACAGGTGAGACGTCGTACGGCGTCGAGCGCGCGAAGCTCGAGGGCATCGTCGCGTGTGGTCCTCGAATCGCCGGAGACACGTCGTCATGGTCGGGGTAACCGTCGACGAACGTGGGCTCGACCGGCTCCGCGTCGCACTTCGTGACCTGTCGTCGACGGACGTGTTCGTCGGCATCCTCGCGAGCGGCAAGGCGAACGAGGCGCACGCGGGCGGCGCGGTGACGCAACTCGACGTCGGGACGTGGATGGAGTTCGGAACGGATCACGTACCCGAGCGGTCGTTCCTCCGCGAGACGATCGCGGTCAAGAGGAACGAGATCGAGACGCGTCTCGCTGCCGAGGTCCGCAAGGTCCTGACCGGCAAGCAGGGCGTCGACGCCGCGATGGAGCACGTCGGGCAGTTTGTCGTCGGGCTCTGCCAGGCGCGGATCAAAGAGGGCATCGGCCCCGAGCTCGACCAGTCGACGATCGATCGCAAGGGCAGTTCGACGCCGCTGATCGACACCGGGCAGCTTCGATCCTCGATCACCTACGAGGTCCGGCGATGATTGCGTGGGCCACCCTCGACGCCGCAATCAAGGCCCAGGTCATCGCGTGCTCGCCCGTGACGGACGTCCGGTGGGCATGGGAGCCGAATGCCTGGGCGAAGCCAGTCCGGATCCGCCTGAAGCGATCGCCAATCGGAGTCGTCGGACTCGACGCACGCGTGCGCGCCTACGACGCGGACGACGACGCGCTCTACGCCTACCAGGTCGGAGCGCGGACCTTCGGGCTCGAAATCCGGTGCGAGTCGATTCGCGGCGCCCCAAGCGACTCCGCGCCCGTCGATTGCGCCGACGTTCTCTCGGTCCTCATCACCCGGCTCCGTCGGCCGTCGGTGACCGCCGCACTCGCAACCGGCGGGTGCTCTGTCTCGTCGATCTCCGGCATCGCACGGACCACCTACGAGGTCGAGGAGCGGGAGTACGGACTCGCGGTCGTCACCGTCAACATGCTCGCCGCTGATGTCGATCTCGACACCTCGGCGATGGACGCGAACGACACGGTAGGCGCCGACGACATCATCGAGATCGCCACCGGGACGCTGACCGGGACGACCCCGGACGATGCGGATCACGTCGTGGTCTGGTCGACCGCAGAATGAGCGCACTCGATCCCATCGTCACCGTCACGATCTCGGCCGACGGCACTCCGCTCACGCGGCAGGGCTTCGGGACGCTCCTGATCGCCACGGCCCAGGAAACGCTCGCGACTCCCACCGTCGCGACCTACACCTCGCCCGCGCAGGCGGCCACGGCGGAAGGATCGCTCTCGCCGATCCACCGGGCCGTGCGCGCCGCGTTCGCGCAGTCGCCGCGGCCGAGTCGCGTGAAGGTCGCGAAGCTCGGCGTCGTCGTCGCCACGACCGTGGACGTCACCGTCGACGCGGCGACCGATGGCACCGTCACCTCGATCACCATCTACAACCCAGATGGAACGTCGACGACCCACACGCACACGGCGTCGTCGGACACCACGACCACGATCGCGACCGAGCTCGCGGCGACGATCTCGAGCGAGTCGACCATCGTGTCGGCGACCGGCTCCGGCGCGGTCATCACGATCACGAACGACGCGAACGGCGACCTGCCGTTCTACGAGCTCAATTCGAACCTCTCGAGCTTCGACGACAATACCGCCGACCCGGGTTACGCGACTCGGCTCGACGCGCTCCTGAACGTCGACTCGGACTTCTATGGGCTCGTCGTCGACTGCAACTCGGAGGCGATCGTGGACGCGGTCGCTGCCTGGACCGAGTCGGCGGGCAAGCTGTTCGTCGGATGCGTCGCGGACGCCCGCGAGCTCGGAGCCTCGGGCACCATCGGCGCCGGCCTCGTCTCGGCGGCCTACGACCGGACGGCGCTGCTCTGCCACTCGAAGCCCTGGCAGTACGCGGGCGTGGCGTGGATGGCAGCGAACCTCTTCGATCCCGACCAGGGACAGCGGTCGTGGGCGTTCACCACGCTCGCCGGCATCGACGTCGACACGCTCTCGCCGACGCAGCGCGGGTACCTCGACGGCGACAAGACGAACTTCTACGTCACGATCGCAGGCCGTAACGCGGTCCTGTCGACGTCGACCACGACCCCCGGCGGCGGCTTCGTCGCGAGCGGCGAGTGGATCGACATCATCCACGGAACGGACTGGCTCGCCCAGCGGATCCAGGAGGACGTCGCGACGCTGATCATGAACGCCGGCAAGCTCCCGTACACGCAGGCCGGCATCGATCAAGTGGTCGCGACCGTGCTCAAGCGGATGCGGCAGGGCGAGGCGATCGGCTTCCTCGCGCCCAGCTCGTCGACCGTCATCGGACCCGCGATCGCGGACGTCCTGAGCGCGGACAAGCAGGCCCGAACCCTGAACGGCGTCGAGGCGAGCGCGGAATACGCGGGCGCCATCCACAAGACCAACCTGAGCGTTTCGCTCTCCTACTGAGGTCCGCATGTCGAACGGTCTCTACGTACCGAATCAGGTCGAAGCCGCTCTCGGCGGCAAGCTCATGTCCGGGTTCACCGAGGGCGACTTCATCACCGTCGAGTTCGCTGCGGACGACTACGAGGAGAAGGTCGGCGCACAGGGCGACGTCGCGCTCACGCGGATCCACAACCCTCTCGCGACCGTCACCATGCGGTTCCAGCAACACTCCCCGACGAACGACGATCTGTCGGCGCTCCGGGACTCGGGCATGGAGGCGACCGCGGCCGGCTTCGCGTCGTCGTTCTCGCTCCGTGACAGCTCGGGCACCTCGATCGTCCAGGGCACCGCGTGGGTCCGCAAGCGCCCGACGATGGCGTTCGGCACCTCCGGAGGCACTCGGGAGTGGGTCCTCGGCGTGATCGTCGCGGACGTCAACGTCGGCGGCAACACACGCTTCGCGTGAGGTGAGCGATGGGGAAGCAACGATTCGAGACCGAGATCGACGGCGCCGGATTCCGGCTCGTCCACCTCGGTGTACGGGAGGCGATTCGTTTCGAGGTCTTGGCGCTCAAGACGTTCGGACCCGCGATCGCCCAGGTCGCAGCGAACGGCGCTCTCGATCCAGCCACGATCCTCGGCGTCGTCGCGAACGCGGATGTCGCGACCGTGTTCGAGGTGATCGACATGCTCGCGCCGATCTGCGAGGTCGTCACCCGCGACGACAACGGCAAGGAGCGCGTCCGCTTCCTCAAGTCGACGGACGCGTTCAACGAGACGTTCCAGGGCCGAGGTGCGCTGAAGTGGAAGTGGCTCGGGTGGTGCGTGCAGTGCCAACTCGGGGATTTTTTCGGCGGGAGTCCGAGCGCGTAGCGCGGCGGCGGATTCCCGACGCAGTCCGGGCGCCCAAGATCGAGGTCCCGAAAACCCTCGACTGGTACGTGTGGAGGATCGTGAACGCCGAACCGAAGATCGCGACGCTGCAGGAGATCGAGACCCACTGGTCGATCTCTGACCTGTCGGACGCGCACCTGATCCTCGACGTCCGCGAGGACCTCGATCGACTCCGTGCGGCCGAGATCAAGAGGGGGCAGCGATGACCGAAGCGATCGGCGGACTTGCGGTCAAGGTCGACCTTCAGGTCAACACGAAGGAGTGGGAGCGGACGACGGCCGCGATGCGTACTCGCGGAGTTGGCGCCGAGGTTCGGCGCGATGTCGCGGCCACGTCGCAGGCAACTACGCAGGCCGCGTCGGAAATGGGTGGTCGATGGGGGACGGCGGTCGCGTCGATGCGTACTGCGGCGGTCGCGACATTCGCCGCGGCCGGAGCCGCTGCCCTCGGGTTCACCTCACACGTCTTCGACTCCGCGGTCGCCATCGACCGACAGGCGCGCTCCCTCGGTGTCTCGACCGACGAGATTCAGCGGATGCGGTACGCCGCGGAGCAGGCTGGCCTCGAAGGCAACGAACTCGGCGAGGCGATGGGCGGACTCGTCTCGCGCGTCCAGGCGGCGGCCGAGGGCGGCGGCGATGCTGCGGCGCGGTTCCGCGAGATGGGTCTCGAGATCCAGGACGCCAACGGGGAAACGCTCTCCGCGGATCAGCTCTTTCGGAACGCGGCCGACTCGCTCGCGGCCATGGGCCCGGGCACCGAACAGACAGCGGCGGCGATTGCGCTCTTCGGCGAGAAGGGAAGGCTCCTGCTTCCTGTGCTCTCGCAGGGTAGCGCGGGACTCCACCGCCTTGGCGCGGAGTTCGACGAACTCGGCGGCGGACTCGACGCCGACACGATCGCGAGCGTCCAGCGGACCCAGCGCGAGTTCGAGCGGATCAAGCTCGCGATGACCGCGGCGGTTCTGCCGGCGGTGCAGGGCATCATCGGCGCGCTCGAGGAGTTCTCCCGGGCTGCGCGACCGATGATCGCGGACATCCGCACCTGGATCACGGACTCGCACAACATCCGGACCGTGACGATCGCGCTTACGGGGGCGGTGACGGCGCTCGGGATCGCGTCCGCGCGATCGGCGGCGGCTACGATCGTGGCGTGGGCGCCAGTCATCGGGACGATCGCGGCAGTAGGCGCAGGCATCGCGGGCGCGGCGCTCCTGACCGACGACCTCATCACGACGTTCGAGGGCGGCGACTCCGTCATCAAGCGCTTCATCGACTCCCTCGCTGGCGTCGGGACCACGCAAGCCTGGGTCACCGGGCTGCGCGGCGCGATGTTCGATCTGTTCGAGATGGCCGAACGCCTCGAAGGCGCGTTCAGCTCCGTCGGCGCTTCGATCCAGGAGTCGATCTCAGGCATCGGCGAGACGATTGCGAACACCGTGAACCAGACCCTCGACTCGCTCGCGGTGGCGGCGAACGCGGCCGGCGTCGACACGACCGGAACGCCGCTCTCGGCCGAGGCGATCGCGCAACGGCGGATCGAACAGGCCCAGCGGATCGCGAACTCGGGGCTGCGATCGGGCGGACTCCGGGCTGACGCGGCCGAGAGCGACCGTCGAGCGAACACCATCGCGGGCGCGCAATCGACGTTCGCGACCGGAACGAACCCGTTCATCACGGCGGCGAACGCGCAGACGTCGATCGCGACGGCGCAGGTCCCGAACGCGAAGAGCGTCAACGTCCAGTCGCGGACGCAGGTGCAGATCACGGGACTCGTCCAAGACGAGACGCTGATCGCGAGGATTCAGGATGGCATCCGCACCGCGAACGAGGAGACGAACGCGAAGGCGCTCGGCGATCTCGTCGATGAGGGCGACGGATGATCGACCTCTACTACACCGATGACGCGGGGGCGACAGAGCGGATCCAGCTCCTATCGCTCTCGCACGAACACGGGCTCGCGGCGACCCCGACCGATCATCCGGTCGAGGATGGGTCGGACGTCACCGACCACGTGAAGCTCGAGCTCGAAACGTTCTCGTCGCTCTGCCACATCTCGAACGCACTCATTTCCCCGATGGCCACGCACATGGGCGGCGCCGTCGACGGTTCGGTGAGCGTCCAGGTACCGAGCGGGTCGATGCTCGTCCAGGGACTCTCGGAGCGCGTCGACCGCGTGCAGCTCGTCTACGAGGCGCTTCGGGTCCTTCGGTCGTCGAAGAAGATCGTCACCATCGTCACGCCGCTCCGTCGGTACGAGTCGATGATCATCACGTCGCTCTCGTTCCCCGTCGACAACCGCGAGGGTATCGAGTTCCAGCTCGACGCGCGCGAAGTTCGGATCGCGACGTCGACGACGGCGAACGTCCCTCAGCCAGCGCAGACCCGCGGCAACCGGCGCGCAAACGCGGGGACGCAGCCGACCCAGGCGAATCCGCTTCCGGCGGCGGCTACTCCGACCGTCGCCTCGTCCGCGGCCGACAACCGATCGAGCGCTGCCCAGCTCATGGACTCGCTGTTCTGATGCCCACCGAAGTCGTCATCCCCGAGATCGCACGAACGCGCGGAAGCTGCCGTCAACGCCAGCAACTCGACGGGATCGAGTTCGAGCTCACGTTCCAGTTCAATCAGCGCGAGGGCCGCTGGACGCTCGACGTTGCGGACGTCGACGGCGTGTCGATCGTCGCCGGGATCGCGCTTGTCCCGTTCTGGGATCTACTCTGGCGCGTCACCGACGAACGCCGGCCGCCGGGGAAGCTCATGCTCGCGTCCGCGATCTCGCGTGACGCTCCGGGGCTCTCCGAACTCGGCACGTCGACGACGCTGCTCTACTACGACCTCGATGAGATCTCGGGATGACCGAGCTTTTCGATCGCGCGTACGTACTCCGGGTGGGCGACGTCGAGATCCGCGATCTGCGGGTCGCCTTCCTCGTCGAGCGCACGTCTCGGTCGACGCCGAACAAGGCCGAGATCACGGTATCGAACCTGTCGGCCGAGCGGCGCGGTGAACTCGAGCGACTCGACTCCGTGTCGTGCACGCTCGCGGTCGGGTACGGGACGACGACGCACGTCATCTTCTCCGGCGACCTTTCGACGGTCGCGAACACGTACGAGCAACCGAACTGGACGACCAAGATCTCGGGCGTCGACGGTGGACGCAGGCGCCGCACGGCCAGGATTCAGCGGTCATTTCGTCCGGGCACTCCACTTCGAGCGGTCTTCGAGGCAATCGCGTCCGCGATGGGACTCGGCGTCGGGAACCTCCCCAACGCGTCCTCATCCGCGTCGCTCTCGGGCGGCGCCGGATCGACGCTCGTCGGCGGGACCGCGATCGAGGGCAGCGCAGCCGAAGCGCTCGAGGGGCTCTGCCGATCGTGCGAGCTCGAGTGGTCGATCCAGGGCGGGGCGCTGCAACTCGTTCCGCTCGGCCAGGCGCTCCGCGGTGCCGCGATTCGGCTCGACGCGGACTCCGGTCTCGTCGGCGACGTGAGCCGCGAGACGGGCGGCAAGATCAAGCTGAGGGCGCTCATGATCCCGGACCTGTTCCCCGGCCGCCTGATCGAGCCGAGAACGAGGACGCTCACGGCGGGCCAGTACCGCGTGACGAAGGCGACCTACCGCGGCGACTCGCACGGACAGGACTGGTACGTCGAGTGTGAGGCCGAGCCGCCTGGGACCCGGACGAGCGCGCGAGCATCGCGTAAGCCCAGCGAGACGAAGGACGCTCGACGATGACGACCGCCGGACCGACGCCCCAGATCCCTGACGTGCTCCGTGCATGGTGGGCGAGTCGCGAGCGCGCGATCCACACGGCGCTTCCGGGCAAGGTCACCGAGTACGACGCGACGACGCAGACGGTCACGGTCGCGCCGCAGGTGCAGCAAGCCGTCCAGGATTCGGACGGGTACTGGATCCACGAAGACCTTCCTGCGATCTTCGACGTGCCCGTGATGATGCCCGGATCCGGCCTGAACGGGATCACGACGCCGATCGCCGTCGGCGATACGGGCCTCATCCTCTTCTGCGAACGCGACATCGGGCAGTGGCGGTACACCGGGCAGTCCTCGAGCCCCGGCGACCAGCGATGCCACTCGCTCGCGGGCGCCGTGTTCCTGCCCGGGCTCCGGCCCGTTGGCGCGACGTCTGCCGCGAACCCGACGCACATGGTCGTGACGCTCGGACCCGGCGTGCAGCTCCTCGTCGGCGAATCGGCGACGCAGTTCGTGGCGATGGCGAACCTCGTGACGACGGCACTGAACACGCTGAAGACAGCGATCACCAACGCTGGAACGACTCCCGGCGACGGCGGCGCGGCGTTCAAGGCCGCGCTCGTCGTAGCGCTCTCCGCATGGCCACCGGCGCTCGCCTCCACTACGTTGAAAGCCGAGTGACGATGGACCTCCGACTCGACACGACGACAGGCGACCTCTACCTCGACAGCACCGGATCGACGACCTCGGTCACGGGTCGCGAGGCGATCGCGCAGCACGTCCTCATCCGGCTGCGCTTCTTCCTCGGCGAGTGGTTCCTCGACCGTCGCGAGGGCGTCCCGTATTGGGAACAGATCCTGGTCCGCAACCCCGACATAGCCGCCGTCCAGGAGGCGTTCCGGCAGACGGTCGCTCGGACGCCGGGAATCGCGAGCGTCCGGACCCTCGTCCTCGCGCTCGATGGACCCTCGCGAACCCTCACGATTTCCAGGCTCGACGCGGTCACGACCGAGGGCGAAGCGATCACGGCGGACGACTTCGGACCGTTCGTCCTCGACGACGCCGGGTGACGTCCGTACTCTGTCCCGCATGCGATGGATGCTGGTAGTGATTCTGATCGCGGGCTGCACCGAGTCTGCCGTGCGAGTCGATGCGGGACACGACGCTGGTCACGACGCCGGACAGAACGGACCCGGAGATTCCGGATCGCCCATGGATTCCGGGACGGACGCGGGGCCGATCGCGGACAGCGGCGTCGACTCCGGTCTGGCGTGCGCGTGCTCTGGCGTCTCGCCGTGCTGCCCCGATGGGTGCAATCCGGCCCCGATGACGACCGAGTGCTCGAGCGTCAACGGTCCCCAGGACTGCTACCCCGACTCGTACATCGCCCCCGGTTGGCGCGGCTACGACGAGACGGTGACCCACTGCGGAGCGGCCGGAGCGTGCGACGGAGCGCAGACGGTGATCGAGCATCGGTACTCGTGTCCGGATGGGTGCGCACGAATCGTGGCGCTTGGGCAAGCGAACTGCCTGTAGGATCGGCGGCGCGTTCGTCGCCCGAGGCCGACCCCGGACGAAAATCGGCCTGACGTGGCCCCCTCGCGTGGATGGCCGGACTCACATCGACGGGGTTCGAGGCGAAGACCCTCGAGACGATCAAGAGCGAGATCGAGGCCGATGAACGCGCGCTGATCTCGCCGACGATCAACACCGCGACCGCGAGCATGGTCGGGCAACTCAATGGCGTCTTCGCGTCGAAGTGCCGCGAGGCATGGGAACTCGCCCAGGCCGTCTACAACGCGATGTTCGGCGACTCGGCGAGCGGCTACGCCCTCACGCTCCGGGCCGGCATCACCGGGACAGAGCGAGAAGCGGCGACCCCGAGCACGGTCGTCGCGACCGTCAACGTCGACCCTGGCACGTACGCCGCCGGCAGCCTGATCGCTTCGGTCGCAGACGACCCGACGGCGAGGTTCTTCAATGCTGCGGAGATCGTGAACGCCGGAGCGGTGGCGGCGAACGTCGACGCGACCTTCGAGTGCGAGACAACGGGCGCGACCCGAGCGAACTCTGGAACGCTGACCGTCATCGCACAGGCGGTCTCCGGATGGAGCTCGATCACGAACACCGAGGACGCCAGCCTCGGAGCCGAAGAGGAGTCCGACGCGGCACTGCGGATCCGGCGCGAGGACGAGCTTCGTGCCGCCGGCTCGACGACGGCCCAGGCGATCCGGGCGGACTTGCTACAGGTCGCACTCGTCGAGACCGTCACGATCCTCGAGAACGACACGAACTCGACCGACGTCAACGGGGTCCCTGGGCACACCGTCGAGTGCATCGTCTTCGGGCCGCAGTCGCCGACCGATGCACAGAACGATGCCGTGGCCGAACAGGTCTTCGCCTCGAAGGCGGCCGGGATCGGGACCTACGGCAACACGTCGCGCACGGTCACCGACGACCAGGGGACCGAGCACACGGTCATGTTCACGCGCCCGACCCTTGTCGACGTCTACGTGGAGATCGAGCTCGAGGTCGACGCCGACACCTACGCCGGGGACACCGCGGTGCAGGAGGCGATCGCGGACGCCGCAGCCTCGCTCTCGCCCGGCGAAGTCGTGCGCGCCCGCGTCCTCGCCTCGGCCGCACTCGACGTCGCAGGCGTCACCGACATCGTGACCTTCGGCATGTCGACGGCGCCCGGCGGGCCGTTCCTCGACGCGAACGTCGCGCCGACAGTGCGGCAGATCGTCGACATCGATACGGCAAACGTCGCCGTCACGGTGGCCTGACGTGCCGTTCTTCCCCTTCTCGTTTCCGTTCGCGTGGCCCGGCGACCTGCCGACGTACGCGCCCGGCGACACGCCCACGTTCGGCGATCTCGTCTACGTCGACGACCACTCGGACGAGGCGACTGCGCTGCTCCTCGAGCAGTTCCACGACCTGCCGCTGATCGACGGGATGGTCCGGTCGTACATCAATCGGATCCAGGAGCTCGAGGACCAGATCTGGCAAATCCTCCTCGCGACCGATCTCGATGTCGCGGTGGGTGCGCAGCTCGACGGTCTCGGAGACATCGTCGGCGAACCGCGGCGAGCCCGATCGAACGACGTCTACCGCGCTGCGATTCGCGTCCGGATCATGATCAACCGGTGCGACGGCAAGCACGCAACGATGCTCCGGATCCTGACGACGTACCTCGGGATCGCGTCGGGCGCTGGCACCGTCGAGCTTCGTGAACCGGCCGCGGCGGCGCTCGCGCTGAACGTCTACACGGTCCCCGAGTCGTTCGCGGACCTCAGCGTCATCGCGAATACGATCAAGCCCGCGGGCGTCAACCTCGATGCTCGAGCGGAGACCAGCCTCTCGCGCCCATACCGCTTCGGATGGAGCGGAGGCGCGGTAGCCGGCGTGAGCGGCGCAACCAACGGCGACGGCTGGAGCGGAGACGCGTCGGTCGGTGGCCTTCACGCAGTGAGGATCTGAGATGGCCTTCCCGACACCACCGAGCGAGCCGATCACCGAGATCGCGACCGACACGAACTACGACGTCCCCGGCGAGGATTGGGACGGCGAGCCCACGAAGGTTGCGCCGACGACCGCGATCGAAGAGCAGGGCTACGTTCCCGGCACTCCGCGGCCGGCCGACGTCGACAACTGGCTCTTCAACATGATCGCGAAGTGGCTCGCGTACCTCATCCTGTACGTGACCGAGCTCAAAGACACGTACGCGATCGGAAGCGTCGCCGCGGTCACGGACAACGCGATCGTTCGATTCGATGGCACCGGCGGGAAGCAGCTCCAGGCGAGTGGACTCACGATCACGGACGCGGCGGAAATGGGCTTCGTCGCGACGAAGGCCCGCACCGTCGTCATCGGTCCAGATCGATTTCGATGGGAGTCCGGGTGGAGCTTCGATGAGTCCAACGCTTGCGTTGTGAGTTCGGCTAACTCAGCCGTGGCGCGCGTCACGCTCGACATGATTCCCGAGGGCGCGACAATCACGAGCGTACTCGCCCTGGTGGACCCAGGAGCGGCGCGAACCGGGACGGACAGGATGCGCCTTGACGTCCCGGCGACGAGCGGGATGGTGTTCAGCGGGGCCGAGTCGGTTGGGGTGGGCACGCTCGAAGCTGGCCCGCTCTACGATGACGAGTCAACCGACCTGCAAGGCATCGGCATCGCATCAGGTGGCGCCATCGTCGCCGCCAAGTCCGCCGGATACAGGTACGTCCGGATCACCGCCGGCAACGACGCGGGCACGAACTTCGATCGCATCTACGGCGTCCGCGTCATCTACAGCGACCCCGGCACGTCCTACCGCTGACCCCGGACGATTTCGGTCGGTAGCGCGAACGTCGCGCCATGGCGTTTCCCGACGATCTGCCCGCACGCACCGACGAGTCGATCGGTCGGACCAAGGTCAACACGGGGACGTATTCCAACACGTCGACCCAGGCTGACGCGGGCGAGTACAACCGGCACCTCGACACCACCATCGCCATCGCCACATCCCTCGGCCTCCCCGGCGGCTCCACCGCCTCCTCTGCCTGGCAGGCCATCCTCGGGGGCCGCGGCGGCACCCAGACCCGCACCACCACCGGCGCGGTCAGCGACGCGACGGGCTTCCTCGCGATCACGCTCTCGACGTTGCCGATCACGGCGACGGTCTCCGCGCTCACGTCGGGGTCGCGCTCGCTGCTCGTCTACGTGACGGGGACCGCCGCGGCCCCCGAGGTGGGTGACCCGGTTGTCGCGACGATTTCGCTCACCGACGGAACGATCTTCGGCGAGGCGGGAGACCTCACGTTCGAAGAGGACGGGCTCTACTGGTTCCACGGGTTCGGCGGCTCGCCGACGTCGACGTGGTTCAGCAGGACGCGCCTCGACGACATCCAGAGCGAGGCGACGTTTCAGTCGTGGGTCCAGTCGTTCTCTGCCGGCAAGGGATTCAGCGGAGGCCTCCTCAACGCGACCGGTCCGATGCCGGACGGCAAGGTCATCGTCGTCGACCTCACGTCCGCGAACATCACCGCGACGCTCCCGAATCCACCCGACGGCTACAGCCCGTGGCCCCGCGAACTGATCATCATCCAGGGCGCGTACTCGCTCACGCTCAACCCGGGCGCGTCGAGTCGCATCAACGGCGGCGCGCTCGATGCGGACTACGTCGTGCCCACGACGACGAGCGGCATCCGTCGCGTGTGGCTCACGCAGTCGGGGACGCCCGGAGGTGACGACACCTGGTACGTGACGAGCGAGGCGAAGCTCGACGAGGTCACGGCGACGACGGACGCCCTCGACACCCGGCTCGACGCGATCGAGGCAAACGAGTGGGTCACCCTCGTCCGCATCGCTGCCGCCGTGAAATCGGCCGCCCAAGGCGTCGAGTCGCTCCGCCAGATCTACACGTCGACGCCCGCCGCGATCGGCACCGCTGCCCCCGGCTCGTCGGTGCTCGCCGCTGCCGGTGACCACGTCCACGCCCACGGCTCGCAGACCGACGGTACGCATCACGCGGCGGCGACCACGAGCGCCGCGGGGTTCATGAGCGCGGCGGACAAGACGAAGACGGATCGCTACTCGTACGGCGCCGGATCTCCGGAGGGTGTCGTTACGGCAACTGTCGGTTGCACGTACCAGGACACGACGAACGGATGGATCTGGCAGAAACTTTCCGGAACGGGGAACACCGGGTGGAAGGTTACCGGGTACAGCGGGACGTACACGCCGACAAGGACGATCGTCACGAACCTGGATTCGGTGACGCCGGGCATTTTTAGTTACCTCCGAGTTGGAGATTGCGTGTTTGTTTCTGGCGTTGTCGCGTCGGATCCGACTGCGTCGGGGCTAACCATATTTGGGCTGTCGCTCCCGATAGCGTCCGCATTCTCGGCCTCCTATCAGGCTAATGGGTCTGGCGTAGCAGTTCCGGGATTCGTCGCCTATATCGTGGCCGACGCGACCAACGACCGCGTGGAAGTGACGGTTCCACTAAACACTTCAACGACGTCGTACAATACGCGTATTATATTCGCATATACGGTGATCTGATGCCGATCTCAATCCAGCAAACCGACTCGTTCTCGAAGTCATGGTCTCCCGAGATCACGGCGTCGCCCACCGGCATTTCGCTCGCCGCTCTGCCGGTCCGATTCGGCGCCGACGAGTACACGGTCCCGGCCGTCACCGTCCCATGCGTCTACGACGGCGAGCCGACGACGTATCGACTCGCGCTCTGCAAGCACGCGGCCGGTCCGGCTCTCGTTCTCGTCGAGGACGACACGGTCCCGAGCGGATACGAGCAGATCGTCTACCTCGCCCGCTGGCGACTCGCATCAGCCAGCGACACGTGCGCGACGGTGACGATCGAGGTGCCGCACCGCACGCTCGTGCCGCGTATCGGCGACGACGGACAGCCGATTCCGCTTCCGCCTCCGACCGTGCACGCGGTCTCGGCGACGGTCGTGATGCCGGCGCAGACGGCCGAGAAGACGCGCGACCGCAAGGTCCGAAAGAGGGTGCGCGAGCTGCGGCAGAGCGCGCGCGACATGAAGCAGGCCGGCACGACGTACGCCGCCATGACCGCAGCGCAGCGGCAGATCATCGGCGAACTCGTCGCGCTCGATCCCACCGGGGAAGTCCCGATGGAGATTCCGTGACCTACGCTGACGGGATCGCGCACGGCATGGCGCTCGGGGTCGTCGCGGTCCTCGCCGTGACAGCGATCGCGGCGTTGCTCGCGCGGGTGTTCTTCGGAGGTGAGAGGTGATCGAGACCATCGGGACGATCCTCGGCGGCGGCGTGCTCGGCGCGGTAGCGAAGTACGCCCGTGACGTCTACGTCGCCCGCGCGCGCCGCGAGGAGCACGCAGAACGCACCGACGAGAAGCGTGCCAAGCGCGAGGACGACATCACCCGAGACTTCGCGGTCGACGCGATCGCGGAGCGGAAGGCGACGATGGCGAAGGTCGAGCAGCAAGCGACCGAGATCACGCGGCTCTCCGTCGCCGTCGCGAGGTGCGAAGAGAAGCACGCCGCGAGCGAACTCCGAGAGCGTGCGAAGGACGCCGAGATCGAGGAGCAGCGCGGCGAGATCGCATCGCTCCGGACGATGGTCGACCTACAGGCCCAACTCGTCGAGCGGCAGCGCGAAGAGATCGCGAAGCTCGACGGGGACGTCTCGTCGCTGACCACGCAACTCACGGACCTACGCGACTCGTTCGACGCGTTCGTGAAGGGCGCGATGGGCGTCCGCGGCATTTCGGAGGTGCCAGGTGCATAGAGACCAGATCGAACACGCGCTCGCGATGGTCACGGCCGTGATGGTCGTGCTCGTCCCGGCGCTCCACATCGCCCGCGCGATCACGACCCGGCTCCGAGCGTACGCGCTCACGACGCCGGAGAAGTGGGACGACGTGGTGACCACGCGCGTGCTGCGCATCCTCGACGGGCTCGACGCTCTCGTCGACGCCGTGTCGGCGGTGGTCCCGAGACCGCCGCAACGGCTGAATCCAACGCCCGGTTCGGAGCGAGCCGGGGTGGACCCATGACCTGCATCGCCCGCCTCCTCGATCGCGTGCACGCCTGGCTCTACCAGCGGCGCTACGACGCCCACGTCCGGGCCCTGCGTCGCGCTGGCATCGTCGTGACGTCGGTGGTCGTCCTCACGGCGTGCGGCGGCGTCGAGCGGCACGCGCGGACGGCGCTCGACGTGACGGCGCACGCGCTCGTCGCGACGGACTCGATCGTCGCAGAGGTCTACGAGCAACGGGCGGCCGAGGTCCTTGCGGTCGCGACGTCGCTCGACGACTACCGGGCTCGCATGGAGCCGCTCGACCGTACCGAAGCGGCGCTCCGTGTCGCGCGCGGGGCTCTGCTTGCGGCCGAGTCCGGACTCGACGCCGAGGACGAGGACACGCTCGGGATCGTGGGGTGCGTCGCCGACGCGATGGACCACCTCCTCGACGCGCTCGCGGCGATCGATGTCGACCCGCCGCCGAAGCTTCGACGAGCGATCGATGCGGTCCGCGCGATCGCTGGCGACCGGTGCGAGGCGAGCCGATGAAGCGCGCCCTCGACATCCTCACGCTCCTCGGCGACCTCGCGCGCCACGTCGTCCAGGCCATCCGCGACGACGACCCCGAGCGCGTCGAGCGCATCCTCCCGGACACGCTCCGGACGACGCTGGCCAAGGCGCGCGCCGACCTCGCGGCCGAGGAAGAGTTCGCGCGGCGCCGGGCGATGGCGACCGCGCTGCCGGGCGAAGGGCAGCCGTAGATGGCCTGGCTCGCGATCGTCGTCGGCGTCGTCATCGGTCTCGCGATCGTCTGGCGAGTCGCTACGTCGGCCGCGCTCTGTCGGTACGTCGAGCATGACTACGAGGGCGCGACCGACTCCGGCGGGATCTCCTGGCGCTGCCGTCGATGCGGCGCCGGCTACCGAGCGGGGCGAGCATGACCGCCTCCTGGCTCTGCCGCCTCGCCGGTCACCGACCCGGCCAGGAGCACGACGAGACGCACGCGTGGGTCGTGTGTCGACGATGCGGCCACTGCGGACCCGCGCGGACGATGGATGACGACGAGCGGGCGTATGGAGCCCCGAGAGACACGAGGAGAATGACGTGAAGATCCTAGCCCTGTACGCCTCGAAGAACGCCCACGGCAACGACGCGCGCGGAGCCTTCATCCCGCAGGCGACGCTGTTCGCTCGCCACCGTCGAGCGGCAGGCGACGACGTCGAGCTCGTCCCGTTCGATCCGACGATCCCGGTCCGGGCGAAACGGCGCGCCGCGTTCCTCGCGCTCATCGCCGCGTCGACGGGCTTCGATGCCCTCGCCTACTTCGGCCACGGCCTGCGAACCGGGCTCCCATCGGCGGGGTTCACGCTCGAGCAGATCGACGAGCTCGCCGGCGCGATCCACGCGAAGGCATCGAAGCGCCTGATCGTCACGCTCTACGCGTGTTCGACGGCCGGCGCGATCGGACGCGATCGCGACAAGCTCGAGGGCGACGGCGGCTTCGCGGACGAGCTCCGCGACCGGCTCTCTGTGCTCGGGCACACGGGCTGGATCGATGCCCACACCACGGCAGCCCACACGACGATCAACCCTCACACACGGCGCTTCTACCTCGACGGCATCGCGAAGGCCACGGGCGGCGCGTTCATCGTCGCGCCAGGGAGTCCGGAGTGGAAGTCGTGGCACGGCGCGCTGAAGACGAACCAGGAGCTCCGCTTCGGGTTCCCGTTTATGACGGCCGGGGAGCTGCACGCGAGGCTGGCTCACTGACGAGCCGCACACCGACAACCGAAACGAGGCTTCACCATGAGCATGGGCAACACGACCGAAACCGATCTTCTCGCTCTCATCTTCAACGCGACCGCGCTCTCGTGGAACGCGGTGACGAAGCTCGACCTCCACCTGCACACGGCCGATCCGGGTGAGGCGGGCACAAGTTCCACGAGCGAGGCGACCTACGGCGGGTATGCGCTCATCCAGACCGATCGCGACTCCGGCGACTGGACCGTATCGGGCAACACCGCGACGAACGCGGTCCTCATGCAGTTCGATCAGTGCTCGTCCGGATCGAACACGATCACGCACGTGTCGATCACGCCGAGGGCCTCGACGCAGATCATCGCGTCCGGTGCGCTGTCCTCGTCGATCCCTGTCTCGACCGGCATCCGGCCGCAGTTCGAGGCGTCGCAGCTCACCATGACGATGGACTGACGATGACTGGATTCGCCACAGTCGGAGCGGTGGCGGACGCGAGCCTTGCGGGACGCGAGCATTTTTGCTCGATCCGCAAGGTTCCGTCGCAGGCGACCACGTTGGGCTGGTGGGCGGATCTGTCGATGGCGGCGGGCAACCCGAAGCCGAACTATTACGCGTCCTCCCCGCTCGTGGCTGTCGCGCTGTCGTCGTACGAAGGGATTTTCCACGGCGCGGACAAGTTCCCAGCGACGAAGCACCTTGCGAAGCTCGGGCTCATGACCCCGACCGCCGCGATGGTCGGCCGGTACATGATGCTCGACTACCTGCTCTACTATCCATTCGTCGACGGCGACGATACGGACACGCAGAGCATGGACAACACGACCGTGCTCTCCCGGTTCACGGACGGAGCGGGCGTACAGGTCATGGCCGTACTGGTCGCGCCGTCGACCGGGTCCGGCGTGTTCACGTTCACCTACGTGAATCAGGACGGCGTCGAGCGAACGTCGCCGGATCAGGTGTGCGCCACGACGGCGGCGAACATCGCGACGATCGCGACGTCGCAGCGAGCCGTAGCGGGGATGCCAGGTGGGCCGTTTCTAGCGCTCGCGAGCGGCGACACGGGCGTCCGTTCAATCACGAGCGCTCAGTTTTCCGTGGCGAACGGCGGGCTGATTTCACTCGTGCTCGTGCGACCGATCGTCGATCTCGCGATCCGCGAGGTCAACACGATGGCCGAGATCTGTTCTGTGCAGCATCGCCCCATGCCTCGCGTCGTCGACGGCGCGTACCTCGGGCTGATCTGCAACCCGTCCGGATCGATCGCAGCGGGCACGCTCGCGGGCTACGCGAATTTCATTTGGAGCGAATGACATGGGCTACACATCGATCGATGACCTCGTGAACCAGATCAGCGCCAACGGGAAATACCTCCGGCGCGACTCCGCGAAGCTCACGTCACCCGTTCACACGGCGGGCGGATGGCATTCGACGATGGGCCTCGCGGGCAACCCCGTCGCGTCCACGTTCCCCGGCACGTCGTTGCTCTGGCAGAACTGCGACGAGTTCACGGGGGACGGGACAAACATCTTCGGGATCCAGAATGGCGGCGCCCCCGGAGGATCGGCTACAAAGCACGTCCTGAACGTGGGCGCGTCGATCGTCGCGGCGGCGGGCGCTCCATGGCAGTTGAAGCTCGTCGACCTCCAGGGCTACTACCGCCTCAGCGGCACCGACGTAACCGGCACAGGATCGCGGACGCTGATCAATTCGAACACGGTCACAGCATCATCGTCGAGCGGTCTTCTCCTCACGTACACGAATGACTTCGCGAGCGGGACGAAGGTTCGATTCACGACGACGACGACGCTTCCGACGGGGCTCTCGCTCGCGACGGACTACTGGCTGATCCGCGTGTCCGCGACGACCGCGCGCGTTGCGACGAGTTACGCGAACTACGTGGCCGGCACCGCGATCGCATTCACCGACGCGGGCACGGGCACGCACACGCTCACGATTCAAATGCCCCGGTACGCGAAGGGCGTCGGGTGCCAGGCGAGTTTCGTCGTCGGCACCGCGCCCACTGCGGGCGGGCCGACTCTCTCTGCGTCCTCGTACACGTCCCCGGTCCCCACCGCGGGGCGCGCGTTCACCGGTTCGCCGACGATGGGCGCCGCGGCCGATGCCTACGCGGGCCGCATCCTCCACTCGGGCAACGCGGCCGGTCGATACGGGCCGTTCCTGCCGCTCCAGGGCGGAGACACCGGCGTCGCGTCGGTCGAGTCGTTCACGTGGTCCGCCGGCACGGCGTACACGGGAAGCGGCGTCGTCGCGCTCTGCATCGCGCGCCCACTCCTCGATCTTCCGGTTCCCGCGACAGGCATGTGGAGTGAGCGCGACTTCGTGAATCAGTTGCCGTCGCTGCCCCAGGTACAGGACGGCGCGTGCCTCGTCTGGCTGCTGTTCGGTACCGGCGCGACCACGACGGCCTCGCCGATCACGAGCGCGATCGACTTCGGCTGGGGTGGCTGATGCTGATCAACGGCGGAGTGCGACACGGAGGCGGCCCGGTGCGATTCACGGGCGGCGTCCTCGCGCACCCCGCCGAGCGGACGAGTTGGTCGCAGCCCGGCGGTCAGCGCAACTTCCAAGCTGGGCCCGCGACCGTGATCGGTGGCGCGGGTATCGCAAACAAATCCGGGATCCCGTCCGGATACCTGCACCCTCGATCGTGGTCGATGCCCATCAAGCCTGGCGGGATGGCGTCGCGCAACACGATCGCGGGCGCCGGAACGTTCACGGCGTCGGGCGCGGCTGGGTGGGACACGTCGGCAAGCCTCGCGGCGTCGGGCTCGGTGTCCGCGTCGCTCACGGGCGCGTTCCTGGCGTCGTGCACGATCGGCGGCTCCGCGGGAGTCGTCGCGATCCTCACGGCGGACGCGTCGATCCTGGCGGCTCTCGCGGGCTCGTCGGGGCTTACGGGCACGCTCGGCGCGGCAGCCGGACTCGCGGCGTCGCTCACGGCCGCCGGATCGATCTCGGGCACGGCGTCGGGCGCGGCTGGGATGGCAGCATCGCTCGTCGGGGCCGGCTCCATCGCGGCGTCGATGGACGGCGCGGCGGCTCTCGCGGCAGCGCTGTCTGGGAGCGCGGCGATGTCGCCCGCGATGGTCGGCGCGTTCCTCGCGCACGCGACTCTCACGGGCTCAGGCGCGCTCGTCGTCGCGATGAAGTCCTCTCGCACCTCCGCCGCGGGGTGGTAGCGGCCGATCGACCATCGCACCGCCGTGATGACACCGGTGTACGCGTTCGCCCCGGTGCTATCGCTCGCCCCCCACACGGCGCGGCCCGTCGCGTCCGCGGGCACGGCGTGGGTAACCGTCGCTTGGAAGTAGGTTCCGTCCGTGACGTTCCACGCCGAGAGGCGCGAGCGGTACGCGTCCGATGCTCCAGTAGTGAACGGGTTCGCCTCCATGCTCCACCCGATCACCAAGTCCTCGCGCGTGCCCGCGACGCCCGAGACCGTGACGGACAGCGTGGCGAGCCCGGCGTTGTTCAAGCGGAACGACACGATCGGCCCCGCCGCCACCGAGATACGCAGACCTGCCGCCGCGCTCTCGTGAGTGTAGAGGTAGCCCGCGTCGGTGCTATTCGCCGTGCAGACCACTTCGATGGCCAGGGGCGGCGTCGACTCGCTCCACCTCGCGCTGTCCGCCTCCCACACGCTCGACGTGCCCGCCGTGACGTTGTCCGCGTACTGCGATAGGTCGGTGGTGAGCGCGGTGATCGACGCGCCCGTGGCGTAGAACCGCGTGTCGTCTTTCGCTCGCGCGACGTCGCCCTGGCCAGCCATGGCTACCCTGCGCAGTAGGCCGGGGCCACGATGAAGTCGCCGCACTTGCAGCTGCCGGTCGCCGTCCAGAAACAGCCGCACGTCTCGGGCGGGTACACGTCGCCGGCGCACTCGCAGGACGTGCCCTCGTGCCGGCAGCCGCACCACCCGGCGTGCGGGGCAACGAAGTCCCCGCACATGCACACGTCGTCATCGTTGACGAGGCAGCCCGAGGCTCGTTCCTCGATGGTCAGGTCATCGGTGGTGGTGGTCTCGACGTCGCAGCCGGTGAAGGCGGCGAGGGCGAGCATGGTGGTGATGAAGATCGTTCGCATGCGGCCACCCTATCAGGCCTCGGGCTCGCGGAGAAACAGGTGCACGCCCACAGCCACCGAGCCGAGCATCCCGGCCACCGTGTTGGTCAGCGTGAGGCCCACGATGTCGAGGGCCACGAGGGTGGTGAACGCCGTCACCGACAGCGCCAGCTTGATGAAGGCCTTGATGGTCATGGGACCCCGGTCTCGTCGGCGGCCGGCGGCTCGACGGGGCCGGTCGGCTCGGCCGGGTTGCTGGTGAGCACGCACGGCCCGAGCAGCAGCGCGAGCGCGAGCAACAGGAGCACGAGGGTGAGCAGGATGGTGGTTGGTTTGGGCTTGTTCATGGGGTCGGTCTCTGGGGGATCGGGAATCGGGGCGGCGTCGAGCCGTCCTGCCGCGCAGCTTCGCATTCGGCGAGCCAGTAGACCAGCGCCTCCACGGTGGCCAAGCGGCGCTCGGTGTCGCCCACGAGCGCCTCCGTGCGCTCTGATCGCTCGCGCACGGTGCCGTCGCCGAGCACGTGCACGATCCCGCCGATGTAGAGCCCAACGATCAGGAGCCACTGCACGAGCGGCCCGCCCCCGTTGCGCAGCGCCACCGCTGCCTCGCGCGTCACCGCGCCGGCGACCTGCGCTTCCACGCTCGACTGCTCGAGCTGCGCGGCCGTCATCTCGCCCGGCCGTAGCGTCTTCACCGGCATCACGCGGCCCTCGGCTGGGGGAAGGTGTCGAGGACCCACTGCGTCACCACCGGGCCCGGGCAGGCCTTCCGGCTCACCGCGTTGTGGGGGAGCACCACCTCGCCACCACCGCGCGCGATGTGGATCGCGTGCAGGGCGACGATCGCCGCCTTCTCCTCGGCCGTCATCTCCAGCCCCTTCCCCTGCACGACGATCCCGATCCACCGGTTGTAGCCCTTGGCATGGGCCCCTCGCACGCCCCACCCGCGGCCTTCGAGGATCCTCCCGTCGGGCGTGACGCCGAAGTGATACCCGATGTCGTGCCAGCCGTTGCCCATCGTGTGCCACTCCCACACCCGGAGCCACTTCTCGAGCGCCGAGCCCTTCGTGGCCGGACGGTGCCCCGCCGTGCAGTGGATGATGATGCCCGGGTGCACGTCGACGTGAGCGAGGCTCGGGCGCGGTGGGAGGGGAACGGATGCGCGAGGGATGATCGGGATCATGGTGCTCCTACGGTTGGAACGGCACGCCATCGGTGGGGCCGCTCCCGTGCTGCAAGGTGTCGAGGACGATCGGGCCGAACAGCCCCCGCGGGAACGTGCTCGCGGTCTGCGTGTCGTAGCCCACGACGATCACCCACCGATCGGTATAGGAGAGCGTCGTGTCCGGCGTGGTGGTGAGCGTCAGCTGGGCCGAGCCCGTGTTGTAGCTCGACACCGTGTGCGTTCCTCCGAGCGTCCACGTCTCGCCGATCCGGTAGAGGATCTGCACGATGGCCGCGCCGCCGATCGTCGACCATGACG